CTTCATATCAGTTCCAAATTATTTAAGTTCTTTCTGTTTGGTAGCATGGGAAGGCTGTTTAAAGCCCCCATATCCTATGACTAAGACGATTTAAATCTTCTCATGTAGGTGCATGACACTCATGTAATCACTCAGCTTGTAGTCCCTTGTAGGTATCCCGTATAGCCTGTATATATCCCGTTGCTCTAGCGTAGTCTTAATACTGTGGCACGAATGGCATAGGGATTGGAACACATTGATATAAAACGCATCCTCTCCTAGTTGGGACCAGGGGAATAGATGGTCTATGTGCAATGCTGATGTGATCCTACCCTCAGATAGACAGGCGGCACATAATGGATGTTTACTTAGCTGGATCTGTCTGAGCTTACGCCATTGACTCGATGTGTATTTATCTAGCCCAGCCTTACGCTTCTCTGAGCTGTTGTATCTCTTATGGTCGTATGTATCTCTACCACCATGACTCATACAGTAAGCATTGAACTTACTGCGTTCTTCCCTACATCCTAGGGTTAGGCACTTAGTGAACTTAGGTATTGTTGGCATCTTGTCATTATCTTATCTTGATTTTTACAGCTGGTAAATGTTGTTTGGGCGCAACGCTTACTTTAGGAAGGTCAGCTTGTATATGGTGCTGTCCAATAGGGTCATTACTGCATCTATCTCATTCTGGATATTGCTGTATTCAGAGATGGCTTCACGATTGGCGATTACATACTCACGAATAGAGGTTAAGTAGTCCAATGGACTAGCTTCTGTATTACCAAACATCATAGGGTAAGCATTGATAATCTCGCCTTCACAGCCCTGTAGCGCCTCGGCTATCGTATCTGCCGCATCTACGATTTCCTCATAGTATTTCTGGAGTGCTTTGTGCTGGGCATAGCTTGTAGTCTGAAGGTGCTTAAAGTGAGCAATGGTGGCTGAATGTAGTAATGTGCCTACAAACTCACCGACAATAGATTGATTCATAGCTAATTCCTCTTTGAAGCCTGAAGCATGGGCGGCTTGCCCAACTTGAACGGCTTTTTGCTTAGTAGTGAATGGTCCCTTACTTCCCCAGTACCATCCATCAGGTTTTTTAACGATAGGCATAAGCTATTTTAATCCTTTTTTAATAGATTAACTAGACGAATAGCGGCATCTACGCTATCTATCCTTGCTACTGTTGAACCACGCCAATTAAGCATAAAGGCTTCTTGGGCTGGGGTGAAGCGGGACTTCTCATCCGCCTTAATCTCAACCAAGCAAGTAACTTGATTTATTCCAACAACTAAATCAGGAAAGCCACCAGCTACTCGACTTGTATCAAAGACCGAGCAACCCAAATCTCTAAGGGTTTTTACTATTAACGAATGATTAGCATCAACACGCCTAGCGTAACTCATTGATATTTAATATATTTGTGGTTTAATTATGTAACTTTACCACCAAAGGGTTGAAATGCCTAAGATATTGTCGGATGAAGAATGGATCGAGTCCTGGAAAGAATGTGGCTCGGTTACTGTGTTTGCTCAAAAACATAAATTGGCTGATAGAAATATATACGCTAGGCGCAGAAGATTAGAAGCCAAATATGGAATTGATCTATCAACATTCAATAGCCTAAATCCAGCTTATTTTAAAAAGAAAATAGAGCAAACCCCTCACAATGTGCGTAGGGGAATAGATATAAATAAAGTTAAAAGAGCAATCGTATTTTCTGATGCTCATTTCACAGATACAACAACAACAGCATTTAAAGCGCTGTTGAAAATGATTAAAGAATTTAAGCCTCAAGTAATTATCTGTAATGGTGATGCTTTCGATGGTCAAGTTCTTAGTAGATTCCCATCAATTAACTACGATCAAAAGCCAACTGTATTGCAAGAGCTAAATGCTTGTCGCTGGCATTTGGATGAGATTGTTAAAGTTAAGCCGCCAGGATGCGAATTGATTTGGACTTTGGGCAATCACGATATGCGTTATGAATCATGGCTAGTCAATAAAGTGCCTGAATATAGCGGAGTTGATGGCTTTAGCCTTAAATATCATTTCCCTGAATGGAAAACTTGTTGGTCTTATTGGATTGGCGAGGAAACAGTCATTAAGCATAGATACAAAGGTGGTAGAACTGCTGGGTATGCGAATCTGCTATCTGCTGGCAATACCAATATGATTACAGGTCATACTCATGTATTAGCGGCGCAACCAATTACAAACTACCAAGGAACCTTTTGGGGTATTCAGACAGGATGTTTAGCCGACCCATTTAGCGCAACCTTTGAGTATTGTGAGGACAGCCCTAAAGATTGGCGATCTGGATTTGTAATGCTGGCATTTGACCAGGGGCGTATGTTGATGCCTGAACTGATTATGGTTAGTAATGAAGATGCTGGCGAATTTGAATTTAGAGGCAGTATTCATAAAGTATGAAACTAACTCCAGCCATCCTCAAGAATCTTTATAGCGCAATCTATTGTATGAAGCCGTTTGATAGATGGTCTATGCCTTTGCCTGAAGAAATCAATTTTGTAGTTGATAAAGACAAAGAGGTAATGGGTACATATTTATATGATGATGGCGGAGAGTTTGAACATACCATCACCATCTCATCTGAAAAATGTGGGCATCTCTCAACAGTCATCAGAGTTCTTTGCCATGAAGCGGTCCACATGAGTAGGCATAAAACTAATAAATGGACCCATCACGACAAAGAGTTCAGAAGGCGAACTAAAGTCATTTCTGATGAGTTGGGCTTTGATCCTTTAGAGCTTTAATCGTTTTTCAATCTCTTTATCAAGATACCATCTGGCTTTACGCAAATCTTCAATAGCATCGTGCTTTAAGTCTGCTCTCCAAATGTATTTAATGGCATTGCCAAGGCAGAAACCCATGTGTTCTGTAATCTGGATACATTCAATTCCAGAAGGGTGGTTTAAATAATGCTTTGGATGATTAACTGCATCGTTCAAGGTATTGTTTTGCATTGTTTATAATTTCCTTATTGTCTTTAAATAATCCTAAACCACGATTGCAATTATTACAAAGCAATCCCCTTACTTTCCCTGTTGTATGACAATGGTCAATATTGGGCGATGGTTTTCCCCAATCTTCTGTATTGCATATAGCGCATTTGTTGTTTTGTTTTGCAAGCAATAATTCATATTTATTTACAGTCAATCCATAAGAGTTTATTAACCATCGTCTTTTTTGCTCTTTTGTTTGTTTTGGTCGCAAATGCTTTACTTTTTGATGATGAACGCTTCTACAAGACCTACATCTTTCTTGTAAACCATCTTTTTTGGCTTTGTTTTTAGCAAAACTTTCTATTGGCAAACTTGTATTGCAACAACCGCACCATTTGTAATTACTCATATTAACCTTTACATTACACAATAATTTAATTATATACTGTGTAGTGTAAAAAGTCAGTCATCTAATAAATCTTCCTTTTCTATCTTTCGTCTAAAAAACTCTTGTCTTATCTTACGCATTGCTCTTTCGATGATTTCAGCAACAGCCTGAGAGCTAATTCCTAGCTCCTCACCAATTTCTCTAAGTGTTTTAGGTTCTTCATTCACTTAATTGTCTTTCCAAGTTTCTGATTGACTCGTTCCAGCAACTTCTCGTAGGTAATGCCCCATTTATTTTCAAAACCCTTTGTACCCAATCCGTGAACACCAGAGTTTCCCCGATGGTGTTCTGGGCATAAAGGCAAGAGATCGGATGAAGCCCGTTTATTTCCGTAACGGCGCACATGATGGAGTTCTGCCGGAGTGCCTTCAATCCCAAGGACTTCGGAACAGAGAATACATCCGAGTTCTGCAATCTTGTTAAGTGCGATCTTTTCACTTTTACTCGCCATGAGTAAGTGTTGCTGTTTCTAATTGAATTGTTAAATCAGCCAGCTCAATAGCCACATCAGTAGCCTCATCAAACCGACCTTTTAAAGTAAGGTCGTGATAATGCTTGAGCTTTGCCTTAATTTGCAAATAAACTTCTGAATAATCTTTCATTTGAGCATCCTATCTACTTGTCGTTCTGTTGCTTGTTGAGTGCGCCAGGTTTCCCATCTGAGCTTGGCGGCTTCTAATTCCCATTTTAACTTTTCTGCTTGTTCTGTAGCGGCTCCGATAGCCTTACATAACTCTTGATATTCATGGGAACGATATGCCTCCCTCTCTTGTGCGCCAAGGGAAACTTCCCCCGACTTCGCCATCTGAATTGCTTTAAGGCTAGACTTATAGGTTTCAAGCTCCGCAAGCTGTCCTTTGGCTTTCGCATACGAGCCAGCTTTTTTAAAGATAAATTCAACAGCATCGTTCGGGTCATATTCTTTCATAGCTTTCCCCATTGGTCTGCCATAGCATCGGCAATACCTTGGAATGTTTTATTTCTAGCTTTTGCTCTAGCGCCATTTTTTAATGGAAGCATACCAGTATCGTAATACCATCTACTCATTGTTTTGCCGCTTTTTGCAACCACTACTTCTCCTTTATTTACGATATTAGTTGGGATTAAAGGAGGTAAATTTTTTAACCATAAGCAAGTTGCTTTTGTTGCTGGATAACCAAATTGCCAAGGCTGTATGATTTGTGTAGGTTTTTTATATCTAGTAGATAAAATTCCTATTGGATTTTCTAAAGCTATTTTTTCAATATTTGCATTTGCTAGTTTTAAGAAAAAATCAATAGCATCTTCTCTGTCTTGATGTCTAGTTGGAAATCTATCTTTATATTCAGGCTTGAACCATTTATTTCCGGTAACAGTCAAATATGTGCAAGGTGGATGTGCAATCATTAAATCCCATCCATCTTCTAAAATATCTAATACCGATCCCTGATAATGAGGACCAGGAATGTCAGTAGGAACTAAATCACATGACATTGCATTATGCCCAGCCTTTATAAAGGCATCTCTGACTGTTCCGCTAAATTCGCAAGCAATCAATACTTTCACTTTGTTGATCCCCCATATATCTGAGTTTCTAGGTAATTAAGTTGCTCACGCATAGCGGCACATTCTTTTTCTAAATGATTTATGTAATCACATAATTCAATTAATTGTTTTTCAAGAAAATCAAGAAATTCATCTTTATTCATATTCAATGTTTTATCTTTTCAATTACATACCAAACAACACCAAAAAAGTAGATTGTTGTAGCAACCACTTCAACCAGAAATAAAGCCCAATCCATTTGCCTAAATCCAGAATAAGACCAAAGCGCACTTCCAACCAATCCAAATACTAAATTTAATGGGTAAATGTTTAAGCTAGTCAACGCAATGCCGATTAAGCAAAGAGCTGTTCCTGTCCATTTGATGTCAGCCATTGATTGTCTTTTCCTGTATTGCCGAATTTAAATTGCTCTGCGTAGTCATCCCATACTTGCTGGGGAAACTTAGTTTTTATTATATATTGCCTGAAGGTAGCTAGTCCCCATGTTCTGCGCCACAGAATTAGTTGCCTTACTGTGCATTGATGCCTGAATACGGGATCTGTATTGCCCCATTGTTTCTCCTGGATGTGGGTTGATTCCAAGCTCTTTCCCCTTTGCTAATGTAAGTTCATCATTTGAATACCAAGGTATCTGCGGCTTTTTAGGAGCTGTAGGTTCTAGATCAATTTCATCTGACCATCTTCCTTGGTTAAGCCAAGTAGCGGGATGTGGTATGTATTCTTTTTCGGTATCTTTCAGCTTCCAATACTTAATGTGATTAGGCAACGCTGATAGCACTTCCTCTTGATCCAATTTTGACAGCTTTTTCCACGCTTTTTCGGCGGCGAGCTTTGCCACTTTTCTTGGGTACATCTCCCAAAATGTCTGAAACATTATATTTTCCCCCTAATTTTTGTTGCATGATTGCTTCTACTAATGTTGCTTTTAAACCCTGTTCAACTAAAAACTGTAACCCAGATTCATTGCAAGACAGCTCTATATCGGCAGAGCCATCTTCGTTTTCTGTGAGTCTTTTTATGGTAATCATTGCTTTGTCATTGTTGCATTGTTGTATCCGTTTTCATACCCATTGTTCCAAATGTTTTGTAAATCTTCGTATGTATAAGGCGTTCCATCAAGTTTAACAATGTCTTTTAAATTAGGCTCATCAAATACAGGTGTTGTAGCTTCTTTGTATGAACGATAACCTAATAATCCTATTTCAATAAATATCAAAACAACAAAAGATACCCACCAAGGAGTTCCAGCATTGAAATGATAAAGAAGTATTGCGGCTATCAAATAATTCATTTTGTCCCTATAGGTATTAATTTAATATATTAATTGATAATTATAAGTTACATTGCCTTTTGGTGAACGAACCTAGCCCTTTCCTAGATTCGCCTTCATCTATTGCCCATTGGAGCCACAGAACCCGCCAGACTTGCGTTGAGTAGGTTCTGGCTTCGCCGCCTACATTTGCTCTTTTTCATCAACTTTCCCCTAGTAGAGCTATAACCCTGTGAACCTAGTGTCGGTTCCCGCCATTCACAGGGATTGAGAGTTTACATCTAATTTTCTGTTTTGTGCGCTAATTCAGGGAAAACGATATGCCATGTCCTAGGCAAAAGGTCTTTTCTGGTGATTAATCCATGAGATGCCTTTTCTAAACTTGCCCCCAAAAATACATATTGTGCATGGGGGATGCCCTTTTTACGCCACATTGAAACCGCTGGCACGCTGATGCCGCATAGCCTTGCAACCTTTGTAGCGCCTCCTAAAAGATCAATTATTTGGCTATCTGTGAAGTTTAATTTATTGTTCATTTAAGCAAATATAACTTTTTAACTTTTAAGTTGCAAGGGGTTGCACATCTGTTTAAGCTATGTTAATGTCTGATTACGGCAATTAAGCCGTGAGTAAAAAGAGAGGAAGTTATGGAACGAGAGGAATTAGAAAGAGAGTTGGCTTTTATATTTATGGAGCTTGAAACGGGTTGCACATTGGACACAGACCAAATTAATACCCTCAAATACGCTTGTGGATTTAAAACCCCAGAAGTTAAGCCATTAGAGAGCCTTTTTATAGACTTTGGAAATATTTTTAGGAGCGTTAAATGATCGTAGCAGAAACATCCGGACCAACTGATTACAAGTTGCCACCATCTGGCTTAGTGCTAGGTACTTTAATTCGTATTCTTGACCTTGGAACTCAAAAGGTGAATTGGCAAGGTACTGTCAAAATGCAACATAAGGTGATGTTTACTTTTGAATTGCATGGTGATGGCTATACGATGGATGATGGCAAGCCAATGATTCAATCTAAGCGTTATACGCTATCCCTTAATCAACAATCTGGCTTACGAGCTGATCTTGAGAGCTGGGGCGGCAAAGGCTTAACTGAAGAACAACTTAAAGGTTTTAACCTTAAAGACTTGTTGGGCAAATGGGCATATCTCAATCTCACCCATACCGAAAGAGATGGTAAGACTTATTGCAACATTATGGGACTAAACCCAGTTCCTTCATCTGTTGCTAAAGCTGGATTTCCAGAAATTTCAAATCCATTTGTTTATTTAAATCTAAACGAATATGACCAAAAAGTATTTGAAGGTCTTTCTGATGGATTGAAGAAGGTCATTATGGAATCTGCTGAATGGCAGAACCGCAATGAAACTGATGCACCTGAACTTAACGACATTCCATTTTAATAAAGGATAAAACATGAAAAAAGCACTTGTAGTAGCACTTTTATTAGCCGCAAATATTGCATATGCATCTTGCCCAATTTCTGCCCCGTACCGCTGTACGCAAGGCTACAACGGCAAAATGGTTTGTGGTTGTGGCGTATAACCATTAAGGAGTAAGTACCATGAATAGTACGATTAAAGACACGATAAATAGCATTGCTATCCACGCTTTTGAACAAGTGGGTTACGATGATGAAAGACCAGTTATGGCATTTAGCCGTGAAGGAATTAAATCTGTCCTTAATACGGCTATTCAGGTATGTGCAGACCAGGTCAGTAATCCGATTGAACGAGCAAGAATACTTAGTTTAGGCGAATAGCCAACTTATAGGGGGAAGTAAAATGTTAGTAAAAATTGAGCATAGCTCTGATGCTGGGCATTGGTATCACGCCGATACAGGCGAACCAGCTTACGAAATTCAGGGGTCAAATGGCAAGATCCGAAATACAACTTTAAGGGATGCTAGGAAGTTAAACCTAGTTCCATCAGTTACCACCATTCTTGGACAAATGAATAAGCCGGGTTTACAAACTTGGCTGAATCAACAAATTCTATTATCCGCATTAACCCTTCCAAGGAATGAAAATGAACCAGAAGCATCTTGGCTTGAGAGAGTGTTATTTGACTCAAAAGAAACGGGAAGAAAAGCCGCTGAAAGAGGAACCGCAGTCCACGCAATTATTGAAACCTACTTTGAAGATGAAGTCTATATCCCAGAGTACCCAAAATATGTCTATGAATGTGAGCAAGCATTAGACAATGAGCTTGGGGTCCATAAATGGATAGCGGAACAGTCATTTGCTCATAAAGAGTTGCGCTTTGGCGGAAAGTCTGATTTAAGCGCATTAGTTAATCCTTCTATAGACTTCCCAGGAGCCATTATTGATGTTAAGACCAAAGAAACTGATCTCGATAAGATTAAGCCATTTCCAGAGCATATTTATCAACTGGCGGCTTATAGGGAAGGTCTTGGGATGCCTAATGCTATTTGTGGCAATCTGTTTGTTAATGCTAATACGAATCAAGTTAGACTCATCATTCACGATCCAGCCGATATTGCTGATGGCTGGGCTATCTTTTGCCATCTATTGCGGGTTTATCAAATAAAGAATAAACTCTAAGCTCTTTGGGCGGGGTTGGAATTACCCCCTAGTTCCATGCTCCTTCACACGACACCCCGCCCACCCATACTGTATTAAAAAAGCAACATTTCAATATATTTCTTTACATTGTTAAGTAAACTGAATAAAGTAACTTACATAGCAAGTCATCGACACTATTCAGCTCTATGGCTCTTAGAGATTTCAGACTAAAAAGACTTTGACTTGCTACTTTTTTATAGGGGGAAATATGGCATCACTAAATGATTTGCGTAAAGTATTTTTGGAACCAGCACCTTGCGATAACTGCCTTAAAAAGTATGTTTGTGAGGAACAAGAAATGGCTTGTCGTGCGTTCTCAGGGTATGTAGTAACTGGCAAGACCTACGAACATTCGGCTAAGATTCCAAGCCATGAAGTATTTGTTAAGATTTTTTCAGAAGATAACAATGCCGCATTGCTTGGCTTGTTAAGATCATTAAACGCTAAACAGGGGGAATTGCCATTATGAATAAGTTAATTGAATGGGTAGGAGTTGTAATTTTGGGCGTAATTCTTGGTGCAATGTTTGCCTGGGGGTTTTGATGAACAATGAACCAGTAGCATGGATGCAGACTTGGGAAAACCAAGATGGCGAACTAAAACACACAGTCAATATTGAGCAGATTGGGAAGAACGACATACCACTCTACACCCATCCAGCAAAGACACTAACAGATGAGGAAATAGCGGTTATATGGGCTAACCATTCTGTACCTATGACTGGCATGGAATTTAAAAAGGTTGTGGAAGCAATACTAAAAAAGGCAAACAATGGCTAAATTTAAACACCACCAAGTAGAAAAAGATGGCGATTGGTCAGAATGGGTTTACCCAAACAGAACTAAATACAAGTTTGCTTGTTGCGATTGCGGTCTTGTCCATGATATGCAGTTTGATTTAATTAAGCGTGGATTAGGTAAAGCTATTGTGTTTAGAGCAAGACGAAACAATCATTCAACAGGACAAATGCGTAGAGCAATACTAAGAAAGGCACAAGAGAAATGAGCACAAGAAACTTTGGAATGGTTGGGAAAGCCTACAGAACCGCATCAGAAGCCTTTAAAGATGCGGATTATGCTACTGCCATAGAAAGACCAAAACAATCGGATTACAGCGGTTTTGGGGGTCTTTTATTGGCTTTAATTTTTGTAGCTGTATTTGGCTACGGATTCTGGCTAACTATTGGGAGATTCTAATGAGCTTCGCCGTTGACCTTGAAAGGGGATTAAAGGTTGAGGAAAGGGTGCTTAAAGTAATACAAAAGAAATACCCAAAAGCTCACATGGTTACAGCTCTTAAAGAGTGGGATATTTGGATTCCGGAATTAGAAAAGGGCGTGGAAGTTAAATATGACCCTATGAGTTGTAAAACAGGCAATATAGTTATTGAATTTGAAATGAATGGTAAATCTTCAGCTCTTATGGCAACAGGGGCTGAATGGTGGATTTTCTATGATGGCGAATTAATGTTTTCTTTAACACCAAAAGAGATTATTCAAGTCATCTTTAATAAACGACTAACCTATCAAATTATTACTGGACCTGGTGATTTGTATTCCAAAAAAGTGTTTTTAGTGCCTAAAGAATGGCTAATGCAAAACGCTAGGATTTTGGAAGATAACCGCTTTTAAAGCATTGATAAGGCTATGGCTTTTTCGTCTTTAACTCGATTTAGCCAGCCTTTCCCATATACAGGAAATAGCTTTAAGCCTTCATAGTAAGTTGTTTTAGCTTGGCTAAACTTCTCAATTAGCTCTTTTGGATCATAGCCAGCAATGGTTTGTTGCGTTCTAGGACCGATGATTCCATCAGGGATTGCATTAACGCATTTTTGCAACAACTTAACAGAAGTGCCAGGACCCGCATTGATGGCAAAGCTAGCGCATAAAAAATCAATCCCTATTGGCAAAGAGTCCGCTTGAACCCTATCCCAGTAGCGCTTTTTGTAGAATTTACCAACCTGTTCTTTGGTTAAGGCTTTCATGTCGGCAGTAGATACTTTATGCCCAACATATTCTTCCCATGCCGCTTGAGTAACACCCATATTGGTACAGCCCATACGACCATCATCTAGCTTATTGCCAGGATCTCTAGGGTCATCAGTAAATCCACCCTCTGCTTTTAGGATGTAGTCAAGGGATCTATCATAATTTCCTATCATTTGATTTTATATTGCTCCATAATCCATGCTTGTAGCTCAACGAGCATTAGCGTTGTTTGGGCGCAATTTCCAGCAAGTTCAGCGTAGGCGGGGCTAGCATCAAACTGTTTGGTGGATATGCCATACTTGGACATGGTGTCGGGACTGGGCTGGCGCACCCCGTTAGAATAATACTGCCTAATAAGAGCAAGTTTAGCTTCATATTCTTTCTCAATTCCCTTAGTTACGAGTTCCTGTTGTGTCCGAATGGATTTAACTTTTTCTTCTTGAGCTTTTCCGAGCGCTTCAACTTCTGCTTTGTAATTAACATAACGGCTATTACCCAGATACCAGCCACTACCAAAGACAATAACAGCCAGACTACCAAGAATAGCGAGTTTTGCATAATCAATCATTTCTTATAGGTCCAGTAGTGAGAAAGCGCAATACAGCCACAATAACGCCAATAACAACCAATAAAATGCCATAGTATCTAGGGTCTATAACCCCCTGTAAATAGGAAAAGTTATCAAACAAAGCTCCTAATACTACTAGGGCAAAAGAAAACCACATTGTTTTGGAGCGCATAAAGCTCCGGGTTTTAGATTTCATTTCCAATGAAGTTTAACAAAATCCACAGCGTAATAAACCAAGCCCAAGGCGGCTGAACTCATTAAGCCTACAAATGTTTTTTCAATTACAGCCTTGCGGAAAGCGGCTTTTTTGGCTTCAGCTTCAATAGCCAAACGAACCCATTTAATTTCTTCGTCAGACAAAGGATGGGATTCTACAGCTTCTTTTACTACCTCTTTTAATAGTAGTACCAAATCATCTTTGGTCATTCCATCAAGGCTCATAACTACTCCAGATAATAGTTTAAATTGTTTATCAATCTTGTATTATCTGGTTCAAACTCTAAGGCGATTTTACCATGCTTAATGGCATCATCCTTTAAGCCCAAATGATAAGCGGAAATAGCCAAAAAGTCATGTGGTTTTGCGCCCCAAACCGAGGGGTCCATTGTGTAAACTAATGCTTTATCTTTCACTTCTAACGCTTTCTGTATTGTTTTGTAGCACTCAGACCAGTTTTGGCGCTTATATTCAGCTTCTGCCAGCTCTACCCAAGGCTCACGAGTATTCGGGGCTTCATTACAGGCTTTTTTAAACCATTCTCTGCCATCTTGTCCCAAGTATTCATAGGCTTTTCCTAATAGGCGCATGGCATAGCATCGCTCATTAATCCAATTAGCCTCTGGCATTTCTAGGTACTTATTAAGGGCTATAACAGCATCTAGCCAGCGACCATAGAAGGTTAGCTCTCTAGCGTAATAAAAGGCATTACGAGGGCATCTAGGGTCCTCTTTGACCGACATCTCTAATAAGGGTAAATACTGACCCCTAGATTTAGTAGGGTCTGGGTGATGGCTTACCAAGAGCTTGTCTGTATGGGCATATACTTCATTTGTTCTTGGGTCGGGTCTAGGGTATTCGTGGACCGGATGATGCCAATGGTAGCCTTTGCGATGGTGGATCTTTTCGTAAAAAAAAGAGATTCCACATCCCCAATCAAATTTATATCTTAGGCGAGTTGTATCTTCTTTCCAGACCCGTTCTATTTCAGCTCTCCAGCCTTCTTCTAAAATTTCGTCTAAGTCTAGGCTAATACAGACATCAAAATCGCCAGGAATGAGGGCTAAAGCGGCATCCCTAGCCAGATCAAAGCGCCAAGGATTAATGCAAATGGAAGGAACCATAGCCCCATATTTTTTAGCTTCCGCAACAGTATTATCAGTTGACCCTGTATCTGCTATTAGGATTAAATCAGCATCCTTGGCAGATTCGCAAAATCTCTTTACAAATTGTTCTTCATTTTTTGATATTGCATATACCGCTATTTTCATGTCTTATCCTATGTTGTTTTAATAATATTCTGTTACAAATACTACTCCAGTACCCGCATTATCTGTATCAGCAGAACCGCCATATCCATAACCAGCCGAACCATAACTTAAATAACTACCATTAAATAAACTTGATGCTGGACCACCATTCATATTTAATGTGCCATTAGAGCCTGTTCCAGCTACTGACCCTTGTCCACCTGTGGCTGATAAATAACTGCCAAATGAACTTGATCCACCGCCATAAGTATCTAATTTGCCAGCAAAACCTACATATAAATTTACTGAAGATACGCTAGTTACATCAATCATTTTTCTTGAATAGCCACCGCCAGCACCAATAGAAGAAGCTGAAATAGTTTGTCCACCGCCGCCGCACAATTCAACCAAAACTGATTTACATCCAGTAGGTTTAGTCCATGTTTGGAAAATAGGAGAATTTGAACAAGTTACAGTTCCAGATGAATTTAATTGTTGTGTAGTTACACCATCTTGAACTTGAAATGTATTTGCAGTTGCTTGATAAACTGTGCTTGATCCAGCGGAAAAATTAGCGCTATAACTAAGATAAGCAGAATTACCATTAACAAATCCATGATTATTGATTGTTATCAAAATGTATGGATAAATATTAACGCTACCTGATGTTGCGGAAGTGGCATCAGATGCTATTGTAATAGTGGTTGCATTTGCTGTAATAACAGTTTGCCAAGATGATACGGCTGTACCTGATATATAAGCAACATAAATTCTATCGCCAGCAACAAATGTATTTGCTCTTGTAATTGTTACAACATTAGATCCTGCGCTTCTAGTATATGTTGCGCTAGTTAATGATGGTCCTCTTGAATAAGTCCCTGTAGGCGCTGTGTATGTATATCTTTGCTGAGTAACCTGAACAGCAGATGATAATCCAGTACCACCTCCCGATACTTGCAATATGCCATTAGCATCTACATTGTCTGCCAGCTTAGAAAAATTGCGTGGGATTGCCATAATTAAACCTTGTTATAGTCATTGGTGATTCCACCATGTTTTTTAAGAATATTAATAATTCTAGTGCCATCTTCTAAAGCCATTAACTCATGCGGCTCACCAACTTTAAAATCAATAATTTGACCGGGTAATGCTTCTTTTTCCCAATCATGGGAATATGCTTTCAGTTTACCTTTGCAAACAATGGTGATATGAACATTACTTTCATCGTGAATATGCTTTGGAAGAATATCCCCAGCAAATTCAAAATCAAAAATAGTGCCTTTTATATCACCAAGTTCAAAAGGTTTATCCAATAACATTAGGCATTGTTCCATCGGCTGTCAAAATATCAGATTGTTGCGGAGTTTCAGCTAAAACTCTATCTCTTGATGTTTGAGAAATAGATTTAGATGCAACTAAATAATCTAACAATTCTGTTGTATAAGCCCTTTGTTGCGGAGTTTGAAACTCTTGCTTTGCAGTAACAATTTCAGGAGTTGAATTATTATCCCAGCTTGTTTTGTCAATCAAAGTTAAGCCATTTCTTACGCCTTCTGCGTTCCATGTTTGAGGAACAGGAGGCTCAGGAGGAGTTGGGGGCAATGGAATTAATTGTCCATCAACCCAACCATCCCCATTAACCGCTTCATCAGGAACTAGAGTGTTATATAAAGCCGCAACTTCTGGGGTATAGCAATCTTCAGGATTTCCCCCTTGGCAAATATCTCTAATTACTTCATTTTCGACCCATGCGTATTTCATAATTAATAACCCTCTGTCCAAAATAAAATAACTGCGCCATCACCGCCAGCTCCACTTATTGATGTATAGCCATATTGATCTGCAAAAGCAGAACCGCCGCCGCCGCCATTACCGCCATTTCCAGCGGTTGCTGTAGTGTATCCAGCGCAATATGCACCTCCGCCGCCGCCGCCAAAACCACCTGAACCACCATATCCTTGTTGGCTTTGAGAAATAGTTACTCCACCGCCGCCGCCGCCCATTCCGCCTGAACCAGCATAACCATTATAAGCACCGCCGCCCCCGCCGCCAAAGCCGCCTGACCCACCGCCAAATGTTCCTGTAGCGCCACCACCACCACCGCCAACTAAATTCCAATAATTTAAAATTGGATTGCCGCCTATAGATCCGCCTTGATTTCCATTAGCACCATAAAAATATTGATTGCTTGTTATAGTAATAGGAATCCCGCCAAATGGACCTCCTCCTAATTGACCTGAACCTTGTGAAGTAGATCCACCGCCGCCGCCAGAACTAATTGAAGAAGCATCTTTTAATCCACCGCCTCCTGTAGAAGTTGTTGTTCCAGAAAGATTAAATCCTCCATTACCACCAAATCCGCCGCCGCCAGAGCCAGTAATATTATATGTATAAGATGCTCTATCGGGTCCGCCTCTGCCGCCAGTTCCATAAATAGAACCAGCGCCTCCTCCGCCGTTACCTTGATTTCTTACATTTGTTGTTCCAGCACCTCCAGCGCCTCCAGATGCTGTATATGATTGTCTTAATAAATTAGCTACAGTTCCGGTCCCTGGAGAAGCTGATGCAGTTGTTCCTCCGCTAGAGGTTGAATAAACTCCGCCGCCACCTCCTGTTGCAGATAGCAAAGTTCCAAATGATGATGTGCCGCCAGCAATTCCATTTACACCATAGGTTGAACTTGTTGCCGTTCTTGATGCGCCTCCAGCCCCAATAGTAATTGTTGGCAATAGTTGTCCCGGAATAACATCAATAATTCCTTGAGCATATCCTCCACCATCGCCTGGAGTTACATAATACATTGTAAATCCACTACATGGATCTCCAGAAGGTTTACCAGCCGCACCGCTACCACCAGCGCCCCATACACAAACCATAATTTGATAAACATTTTGTGGCACTACAAAATCATTGTATGTACCAGCTTTTAAATAAGTTCTAAATTGCTTCCATTCTGGAGGAGCAACACGAGTAGAGTAATTAGGTGGCAATGCTATGCCATACATTCCTTTATTCATCTTAGTAATCTCCGCCTGATGCGATTACACGAACACCTGTTTGAGTTACAGAAGTTGTGGCTCTTAAAGAATATCCAGTTGGCAAATTAATTGGCAACAAATTAGGATTTGTATTGCTTGAAATTAATGATTGAAATGCAACAGTAGTAGTAGATGAAGTAACCGCCAAAATAGGAATTTGAGCATAAAGACTGTATGTCGTGCCATCATAAATAAATAGATTTACATTGCTTGCAACAGTAGTCGCCACGCCTTGAATATTAATGTAATCAATTCGTGATCCACTAGCGCCAGCGGTAAAAACTGTGCCTACTGTAGTTGGCGCAGTTAATGATGTGTCGGCAGTAGTCAATAATGCCGAACCTATTTTGGGGGTTGATGCGTATTGTGCTGATGTTGACATTATTACTCCTTAAATTATTCCAAAACCACTAGCATTTTGTGCTGGAGGTGTATTGTTGCCGTTAAACTGTAAAACAAAATCTTGTGCTCCACTTGTAGCCGCTGGACCTGTAGGACCTACCGCACCAGTTGGACCTGTTGTTCCAGCACTTCCAGTTGGACCTGTGGGACCTGTAGGAGCCACATTAACAGTATAGTAAGCGATAGTTTCAACAATATCCCCAGCAATAGCCGCTGAAGCTAATACTACTGATGTCCCATTTGTAGCTGTGTAATCAGAACCATTTAGGAATACGCCGTTTAAATAAACTTCTACAAATCCTACTGTATAAGTGCAAGAAAAAGTTGTTTGCCCAGCCGTTGCAGTAAATGAAGTACGAGTATAAGTTGCGTTAAGCGCCGCACCTGTTGGTCCTACAGCACCTGTTGGTCCAGTTGCTCCGGTGCTTCCTGTAGGTCCTGTTGGTCCTACATCGCCTGTATTTCCTTGTGAGCCAGTTGGTCCTGTAGGTCCAGTAACTCCTTGGATACCCTGAATACCTTGGATACCCTGGGGACCAGTAGGTCCTTGAACACCCTGTATGCCTTGAATGCCTTGAGGACCAGTAGGTCCGACAGCCCCAGTATTTCCAGTAGGACCTGTAGCGCCAATAGCGCCAGTTGGTCCAGTTGGTCCAGCTACTGTTGAGTCAGCTCCAGTTGGTCCAATAGATCCAGTAGGTCCTTGAGGTCCGGTAGGTCCAGTTACGCCTTGAATACCTTGTATGCCCTGGATACCTTGGATGCCTTGTGCGCCAGTAGGTCCAGTAGGTCCGATTAAACCTTGCTCACCTTGTGCGCCTGTAGGACCAGTTGCGCCCGTATCACCAGTAGCTCCAGTTGGTCCTTGAATACCTTGAATACCCTGTTCACCTTGAATCCCTTGAGGACCTGTTGGTCCTTGGATACCTTGGATGCCTTGCGCTCCGGTAGGTCCTGTTGGTCCAGCAACAGTAGAGTCTGCGCCAGTAGCTCCAGTTGGTCCTGTGGCTCCGATTGCGCCAGTTGATCCAGTAGGACCGACTTCTCCCTGAACGCCCTGTATGCCTTGAATGCCTTGAGGACCAGTAGGACCCTCAAATCCTTGGATACCCTGTGGACCCGTAGGTCCAGCAATTCCTTGCGCTCCAGTAGGTCCAACAGAACCAGTAGGTCCAGTAGGTCCAGCATCACCTTGAGCGCCTGTAGGTCCTAATTGAGTATAGGTAATCTGCCCAGTTGTTAGGATAATGCCAGGGGTTAAAGGTCTTGTAGGATTGGTTTGAGCCGGGATTGTTTCAATAAATACTGATGTATTAGAAACAGACCAACCAACTTGCAAATAATCGCCAGTTACAAAAGTATTTACAAAGTTAACTGTTCCAATTAAATGCCCATTTGACCCGCCATGAGAACTAGGGATACTAAATTGACTGTTAGAGTCGGTAACAATAACACCATTTTTAATCAGCCAAACATCAGCATCGTGAATAGAATTATCTGTATTTGTAAATTGAATTGAAAAAGTTGTGCTGTAAGTTCCATCATGTCCAAAAGTAATTTTGGTAGGATTGCCAGATCCATCATTTACAACAGAAACGCCATTAGCTTCATCAGTAACATTTAACGGGATAATTCCAGCCGTTGTAGTGTTTGGCAAAGTAACATTTATGTTGTTCTGGAAAGCGCCATAATAGGCTACAGTACCGCCTGTGCCGATTGGACCTTGTGCGCCTGTAGGACCTGTAGGACCTGTTACAGAAGGACCAGTTGCTCCAATAGATCCTGTCGGACCTGTAGGACCTTCAATGCCTTGATCTCCTTGAGGACCCGTAGGACCAACAAAACCTTGTTCTCCCTGTACGCCCTGTGGACCTGTCGGACCAGCAATACCTTGAATACCTTGAGCGCCTGTGGGTCCTGTAGATCCAGTAGGACCAGCTACAGTAGAGTCAGCGCCTGTAGGTCCTGTAGCTCCTGTATCGCCAGTAGCGCCTTGTGGACCAGTAGGACCTTGAATACCTTGAACCCCTTGCTCACCTTGAATACCTTGCGCCCCAGTAGGACCAGTTTCTCCTTGTGGACCAGTAGGACCTACAACAGTAGATGGCGCTCCAGTAGGACCAGTAGCTCCAGTAGGACCAGTTTCTCCTGTATTTCCTTGAGGACCCTCAATACCTTGTGGACCAGTAGGACCTACATTTCCTTGAATACCTTGCTCACCAGTTGGACCTGTGGGACCAGCTACAGTAGAAGCGGCTCCCTGTTGCCCTGTAGGACCAGTTGGTCCAGTTAAGCCTGGAGATCCGGTAGGACCTGTTGCGCCAGTATCTCCGGTTGCTCCTTGAGGACCAGCAATGCCTTGAGGTCCTGTTGGACCTTCAATACCTTGAACACCTTGAATACCTTGGATTCCCTGTGGACCTGTAGGTCCAATATTTCCTTGAATACCCTGAGATCCGGTTGGACCAGTTGCCCCAGTAGGTCCTGTTGTTCCTTGAGATCCGGTTGGACCAACTTCTCCTGTAGGACCCATAGACCCAGTAGGACCTTGAGTTCCTGTAGGTCCAGTAGCGCCTGTAGGACCCATAGCCCCAGTAGGACCTGTTCCAGTAGGACCCATTGGTCCAGTAGGTCCAAAATAGCCTTTATCTACTACTAATGTAATCTGGTTGCCAATGCCGACTTCGACATTAACCGAATCGCCATTAGCGTTTGTAACTGTTAATTCAGCCATGACAATCCTTAGTTATTTACGATTGCATCAGAACGGATCAAGAACAGCAAAAAGATAATTAAATCGTTTGCTGGGGTAATTCCATCTTGAGGGAAGCTAATTTTGATTCTTCCAGAATAGCCAACACCATCCACATTATCAATGTTTAAGCCTACTTGTCCTTCAATCATTCCCCATGTGGAATCATCAATTACAAGGGTAAAAGAGCCAGCCGAACCATTAATGTTGGTTATTGGCAAAGAAACAGGGTCTGGGGTAGGGGTATAGTTGCCAATATCAAAAGACAGTCCATAGCGGCTATCTCTTACATTTGATAGGGTTCTGCGGATAATTTCCGCATCAATCGTGGCAGTTGATAAATCTAGTGGGGTTCCATCATCGGCATTTAAAGCCAGATTCCAAAAAGTTTTTTGTTGCCAAACCAGCTCACCAGCAATGATTTGGTTGTCAAACCCCGATACCTGGGTTAAGGTATTTTTAGCGAAAACTGCCATGATCTCTCCATACTCGGTTAATAGGGAATGGAACTCCACTCACCCACGAATCATGTTTTATATTATTTAGCTATTTTAACCACATAAATAGATACAGGCAACCAAAACTGGGGTAGTAGCATCACTAAATGTAACCGCTTCCCTTGCTTTAGCAACAGTAATATTTCTCACTATATTATCAGATTGTTTCATCCCAATTCCAGCTACAGAGCTAGTAACAATCAAATCTCCAGCTTCAATATTACCAGCCTCTCCACATACATAAACTTGACCCTCTCCTACTGCATTTATGCCACAATATTGATAATCATTCTTATATAAATCATATTCTGGATACATGATTTGTTCAGCAATAACTTGACCATCTGGCTCGGTAATATATTCATATTTTTCAATAAATGCGGCTGGTCTATTATTTGCCAAAGAACCATTATTAATAACCATTACACCAATAGGAATCTCATTTGGTGTTGTTGATTCCGCAACCTCAAATACAGTATTAGAAAGATTCTTTTTAAGAATACATACAGTATCAACGCAAATATAGCCAGGTTCTATAGTTGTCCCATTTGGAATTAATACATCGTGAGCGCCAGTAAAAGGACCATAGTTAATGCCAGCTCCTTCTGCATAGAAGTCATAGCCATTAGCAACTCCAACAAGACCTGAAGTTGATGTTCCACCAACACCTTGATTTGCCGCCCTTAATCCATGAGCCGCAGTACCAGCATAAGTTCCTGTTCCAGTTAATGCTGGACCATAATAACTATTAGCTTGTAATCCTTGTGCGCTATCACTTGAGCCACCTGTATATTGGTTATATGCGGCAATCGCTGGAATGGTAGTTGTTGTTATTCCAGCTATAGCTGGAGATACGCTATAGTTTTTAGCATAGATAGCTCCGCCGACTCCACCAATTTCTACTTGTAATTGATTGCTTGAGTTGTATGTGCTTAATGTATTGCTTGCATAATCAATTACAACCCGTTGTCCAGTAGCATAAGTTTGGAATACAGAGCTAGTGATGGTTCCTGAAGTGATTTGCCCCATATTGGCTGTAATAGCCGACAATGAGCCTACTTTTAATGCTGATAAATAAGGCACATTCCAAACAGTATTTCCTGTAGATGGGCTATAAATACCATCGGATTGATAAACTGATTCACCCGCTGTAATGCTTGGCGGAGTAGCTTGCCATACTGTTCCTGTACCCCAAGAATCATTTGGCGGATAGGATGAACTACCGCTTGTTGTAATGGTTGATGGAGTTGAGGCTAAAGAAGAAAGAGTTGTTTTGGTATAGCAGATCCTAGCAGATGATCCATTAGTTCCTGTAGATCCAGCGTATCCTCTAGCGGTAATTGTCGCAGTAGCCCAGTTGATTGTGCTTGTTGCTGTACCCGCACTTGTAACCAAAGAAACTGATGCGCCCCATAATGTATATCCAGGGCTAGGAGATGTTCCAGGGGTAGCAGACCAACCACTAGGAACTGGGGTATATGAGTCTGAGGACCATGTATAAGTAGAGGTTCCAGATGGTGGAGATGGAATTGTAATAGCCCATTGATACGCTGTAGGCGTAGCGCTTTGAGAGCCATTTGCGCCATTTTGAGTTACATCTGAAATGTTATATCCGCTTGTCCAGCTTACAGTTGTTGTAGTGGCTGTAGATAAATCATTTACCCCTTTAGATGCTTGCCATAATTTAATTAATGGAATACCAGGGTTTGTTGGGATTGTTGTTTCCCAACCACCGCCGCCTGTATAGCTAGAGCTACTGCCAGTTGACCAACTAAAAATAGATGTTCCAGATGGGTTTGGCGGAGTTGATGTTGCCCATTGATATAGGTAAGCCGTATTATGTTGCGCCGCTGGAGTACCTTGAGTTGAATATACGGCTTGCATTGTAGCCGTAGGAATCAAATGAACAGTACCAGCCAAGTCTTTGTAGCGAACTGGTATTTGAACAGTCGCTGGGCTTGCTGTCATTGATGTAGCTGTACCAAATTGAGCATAAGAACCCATATCGGTAGGCGGCAAAGGGAAAGTTATTCCTGTCTGAATAATGTCAGTTGCATATCCAGAGTAAGAGTTATAACCAATACGCCATGATCCAGGAACAAATGCTGGATCGCTATCATCATTAGCTTCTACATAAGGAACTGGACCTAAACCATTAGAGCCATAAAGTCTAAAATTAATTCCAGTAAGAGTAGGAACAGAGCCGTTGTATGGGACCTGTAAGGTAACTGGACTTAATGTCAGAATAAATGAGCTGGCATTAGCTGGATCTGGATTCCAATTAAATACATCAGACTTTGGAGATAACGCAGATTGAGTAAGGTTATTAGCTACTTTATAGGCAAAATAATAACTGCTTGGAGATAAGTTAAAATCTGTAAATGTAACTGCTGAACCTGGCGTAAAAGGAATAGAGTCAGATGTTGATTGTGAATCTAATACTTGCCAATCATTTGCTGTAGGCGTAGCTGATGTTGTATAAAAAAGAATAATAGATGTAGTTCTACCTTTTGTTGGTATGGCTACATTAATATCAAATGTTGGTACAGGATCATAAGGGAAAGCATCTACAACGGCTGGCGCACTTAATGGGCTGAAGTAAAACCCAGAATCTAAATCTCCATTTTGATCTGGGCTAAATTGATTAATATCAAAATTATCATAAACTTGTGCGTTATATTCAATAAGTTGAATTTGTGCGCCAAGTATTCCCTCTGGAGTAATTGACTCTTTAACTTGCATCGCTCTAAAGAGCTTGTTATCCCAACCATAATAGCTATTGGTAATAGATACAACATCACCAGCATTTACCTGAATACCATCATAGGTAGTATTGATTGTTACAAGCAAATCTTCCCTAGCTTGCTCTAATACTCGATTGGCAAGATATAACGCTTGTACGCTGTTATTTACTAAATCAAATGTTAGTGTCTGTTTATTTACAGGCTCATTTGGCAATAGCAAAGAACTAGGCACTTTTTCATTTACATAGTTGTATTGATCTCTATTTGTGCCATCTGGGAATTTTGCTTCAATTTGATTCGGCATTTGGGTAATGTCAACATTGCCTACGACAATAGGACCAACCAAATTAGAATCATTAAAGTTATATTGTGAGCTAGATGCTTTATTTACCACTACAGCCCACTTGCCATTTACCGCATCATATTTTTGCCAGCTATCACAAGCTGTCATAATTTGGTCAATGTTTTGCAAACAGCTCTGGCTTGGATCTAATACGCCAGAAATTCTATATCTTGGTTGAGTTTGTGGATTGCCGTTATAGTCTGTGAATGTAATTAATTCATCTGAGTAAGTATTTAAGGCATCGGCTGAAGCTGTATCAATAAACTCTAATGGAACTGCCGCACCATAAACTGTGTTGGTCATGTAGTCTTTCCAGACATCGCCTGGCTTGGCTACAAAAGGACCATTTAGGTATTGTTTTACATAGAATGTAATTGGTTGCAAGCTAGTTGTTCCGGCTTGTTGGCTGTATGCTAATTGAACAATAGCAAAAGCCAAACCATTCATTTTTCTTCCAGTAGCCGCCCATTCTTGGCTTGGAATTAATCCTTGATTTGATCCCATTGTTCCATCAGGACCCCAAGGCATACGACCAGGAACTGTATGGTTTGTTATATTTCCATCTTTGTCAGAAGTAAATAATTCAATTCTTAAATTTGTAAAAATAGTGGTATCAACATTACCAGCCGTATCTGTTAGGCTAGTTACAGCCGCTGGATCGGGAGCGTAACCAAAGGCAATTTTTCTATCGCCATAATACATATTGTTTTTGTCGTATGTGAATGTGCCATTCTCGCTAATGCAAGAAATAACCATTACATAAAACATAGTTTTTTGGTCTATTGTTAAGCAAGCATCTACGAATTTTCCAGCCATAAAACATTCGCCATAGGCAATAGGTACTGGAGTTGTAGTATCTGGTGGAATTTGTTGCCTAGACCCAGCGTTTCCTGTAGTCCCAGCCTGTGGATTTTGATTTTGATTGGGAGCAAAAAGCCTAGATGTAATGATTGATGTTGCAAATGTAGCCGCCATAACCCAAACTGGCGGGATACCTAAGAACATACCACCAATAGCTACGGCGGCAGTAAGAAGGTTTGCTGGGTTGCCAGCATAAGCAAATCCCGTAAAGCCTAACAAAAATAGGAATAAAAATATCTTTTTGTTTTTCATTTCATCCAGCTTTCTTGCAATTTTTTAAATCCGTATTTTTGATAATGTATGTCAGGGCTATTATGCAACTTGCTTATTACCTCAACATGAATCCTGTTTGCTTCTTTTAATTCTTTTGATTCATCTAGATAAGATTTAAACAATCTATATCCAACAGATGTATTTCTATATTCTTTTCTTACAAACCATGCCATTTCTGACAAAACAAAAATCTTTTCATCATAAAAACATGGTGAAATAACTCCAATAATAAATCCTTTGCCTTCTTCAATTAAAGCTATACCAGCACCAGCAATAATAGAAGTTAACTGTTTATCTATACAAACTTCATTATAGTAATTTGTATATTCTGGCAAATACTCTTGGTTAAACTCAAGCAACATTTGCATCAAGTCTTTCTTATCGAATCTTGTGGCTTTTCTTATCATTTATGGACCATCTGGATTTACTGGTTCTGGAGTTGTTGTATCGGTATTGTTTTGTGTAACTGGGACAGCTTGGCTTCCGCCTTTTGGCGGTTTTCCAAAGTCAAAGTATGTGGATGCAATAACTGGAACTCTATCCATGCTTGTATCATTTGGGTAAAACGATTTCCAAGATTGCGGATTGGTTCTAACGCCAGCTTTTCTTGCATCTAAAACTATACGCATAGAAGCGGAAGAAATAACGCAAGTAGCTATACGCTGTCTTATTTCCTCATTAAAATCTTCATTAATTGAAGTGTTATTAATAATTCCTTGATAACGCTTAAAGAATTGTTGTTGACCGCTAATAGTGGCGATTTGATTATCTGCATTTAGAAACCCTCGCCATACTTCTACTTTAGAGCCTTTAATTTTTGCGTTTAAAATTAACGCAATATTGGCTGGATCAATTCCAGACAAAGATATTTTTAAATCTGCGCTATTGGCTTTAATGTCATTCTGTATTTCAGAAATTCCTAGCAAACTTCCCAAACCATCATAGCTTGTCCCATTTACTGTAATTGGACCAGCGGCATTACAAAATGTATAAATAGCGCCTGGAAGTGTTAACTTTACAAACTCAGCAACTTTAATGCTACTAAAGCCTAAAGCGTTCATTGTAGTTGTCATATATTTTCCTAGTTGGTTATATTTTCTCTAAATATAAATGGGCTATCCCACTTAACAAATGCTCCATTAGTCATAGGAATTAGGGTATATGTTGGGCATTGCTCCGCTACTACAGCAAATGTAACATTGTTTCCCATAGTTACTGTAGATCCAGCACTAGGGCTTCCAATGATTGGTCTATGAATATATACAGTAGAACCCGCAGAATCTTCTGTTACTTTGTAAACATATCCTCCAACCTGAATAAAATCTCCAGCCTTATATGTTCCATTGGAGCTTAGACTTAATACTTGAGAGTTTGTGGCTGGAGTTGCGGCTAAAGTAGCAGAAGTAGCCGTACCTTGCATTGCAGTAAACCATTTTAGATGGTCTGATTGAAAGGTAATGTTTTGTGGCAACTGTCTGTCTAAATTATCAATAGCCTGAATAATGTTTCGTACTTGTGGATAGTATAAAAACTCATGTGGAGTAATAGTAAAAATCCAAGGAACAGAAGTAAGGTATTGAGCAACCCGTAACTGTCCAGAACGGCTAGATTGATGTCCAATCGTTCTGCGGTTATTAACTGTCATTGTTTGTTGAATTTCAACAATATCCTGAAAGCCAGCCATTATGTTCTACTCCTAGATGTAGATATATTTTTATCTGCGTATTGGTTAGCCGCCCAAATAGCTTTACTGCTTCCATATAATCTATCTTCAAAAGACTTCGTATCAATAGCGTTGATATAGTTATTGGTTACATTTGTTGTGCCGCCCATTGCGCCAGCCATTGAATTATTAGGAATTACGCTACCAGAGCGCCCAGGTATAAATAACTCCGGTCCATTCTCTCCAACAATCGTAGGCTGATCTACTGTTCCACCAGAAGCCGCCATAGGAACGCTAAAGTCATGTATTGCCGCTGTTCCGCCGCCACCGCCAAACAATCCGCTTAGAGCGCCGCCTAATCCAAATCCAGACATACTAGAGAACATCTGCATCATTTGCATACGCAGAGCAATCTTAATTAAATCTTTAATGATGCTATTTGCTAGGTCGCTGAATGATAGCTTGCCAGTATCTACAAACTTGTCTAACGCAGAAGTCATATTTCCAGTTATGGAAGTAAACATATTTTCAGACAATTTTGCGTAGTTTGTAGAATCCTCTTGGTATTGGTCAAAAGCCTTTTTCCAGCCAAACTCAAATGTTCTTTGAGATTCTATGGATGATCTTTCAATCTTTTCGGCTGTTTTAACGGCTTCATCGCCAATCTTTTTAACAGCTTCAATTTGTTTATCATACTCAGCCAATACCTTTGCATCAGCTCCCCGACCAACAGCGGCTTCTCTTAGCTTGGTAATTTCATCAATCTTTTTAGATGTCATATCTAATTGCTGATTGATTACTTCCTGAACCTTTCTCTCATCCTGAGTCATGCCAACCATAGCATCTCGGACTTTTAATTGCTGAATAGAGAAATTGACCTGTCTTTGGTATTCGCCAGAAATCAAGCTGGCAACATAAAGCATCTGCTTTTGTTTGTCTGCTTCAGTATCTTTTGCGGCTGTTACTGTTCTAGTGGTGCTTCCGCCTGTAGGCTTAACGCTAGATTCTGGATGCAATAGTTTATAAGCAAATGCCTTATCGCCTTCACGCAACTTCCCGACATAGGCATCATATTCTTTTAGCCTTGTCATAAAGGTATCGAATTTACCATGAGCAATATCGTTCATGGTCAATCCAACTAGATTTACCGCCGCATTAATAGTTTGGAATAAAGTAACAGTTAATTGCCCAGCATAAATTAAGCCTTGGAAGAACTTTGAGCCAATATCAATTAATACCTCAAACGCTCCGCCAGTTTTATTTAAATGGTCAAATAAAGTATTTAAAGTTGGCAAGAAACCATTAGTAAAGATTAATAAGGTTTTTGTAGCTTTGGCATCTAGCTTGTCGTGCAGATCTGCGGCACTAGCTACGGCTTGAGCATATTTCTCAAATTCGGCAGATGATTCTTGGATCTTGTCATTAAAAGCAACAATGTCTGTGCCTTTAATGCCTTTGCCCATAAGAGCAAAAGATGTGCCAGTACGAGCCGCAACATCGCCCATATTTGCAATGCCAGCGGTTGTTTTATTAAGCAACTGTTCCGTTGACATACTGCCAAGGTCTTTGAGTGTTACTCCAGCCCTTGCAAACGCCTCTTGAGCTGTTTTAGAGCCTTGTGCGGCATCGTCAATAGATTGGGTAAACTTAGTAAGGACCTTGCCAGCGTTATCTGCACTACCGCCAGATTGAGCTAATGCCTCAGAAATCTTTAAAATACTAGCAATGCTAATATCAGTAGCATCTGACAAATCCGCCATAGTGTCGGAAAATTGCATTGCCTTGGCTGTCATAGCGGTAAATGCCGCTACACCTACAGCCGCTAAAGTAGGAATTTTATTGGCTAAATCTGATAGCTTGCTTTTGGCGCTTTCGATACCCTGAGTAAATTCGGTTGTTTCTAAACCTAATTTGACCGCCAACTGAGCAATAGTATTAGCCATTTAATGTCCTTTTAGCTTATCTGGTGCGCCTGGGTGCATCATTGCAAATGATAATAAGTTTTTGCTAACTTGCTCCCGTTTTGCTTCCTCAGTTAATGGTGGGTAAAGATAATCGTATTGATTCGGTATTATATCTTGTAATTTATACGGAGATGCACCTTTTGATAATAAACTGTTAAAATGCCCCGCCGCATGACTGCCTAATACCTGTAATAAACCTAGATTGCCAATAACCCCATCGTTATACATAATGCAAATATCATTAAAGGTTTCTTCATCTACTTCTTTTGGGTCGGTTCCGTGAGCCGTTAAATAAGCCTTAACTTGCCTTCGTACCGACCTTACTACTTTCCCCTTGTGTCCTTATAAGCCGGAGAGATTACTTCACCAATCTTTTCTATTAGTTCTAGCTGGATAGAGAATGGGAATAATTCATCAATTTCAGCGTAAGTTAGGTCATCTAAAGAATATCCTTCTTCTGGAACCAATAACTTAATCATTTCCAAAATACGATATTCGGTTAAGAATTTATTTTTGGCGGTTTCCATCATGGATCTGCCTTGGATTTTGATGTCGTTTTCTTCAAAAACAATACCCAAATCTTTATTGATTTCTTCTTTGGTTGGGTCAAAGTTCTTGGTAAGTTCTTTGTAGTATTCAGTTACCTTAACATCATCCACTACCTTAATACGATCAAGCATTGCTTCATATTCGGATGTAAGGGGGATTTTTACCTTAAATGTATTTCCAGCAAGTTCAAAAGAACGGATGCGGATTAAATCTTTATTGTCGGCAAATTTCTTGCCAAATGCTTCTACCAGCTTACTCATATCTTTCCTTATTTAGTTTTTTTTGATTTGTATTTCTCTAATGCCGCTTTTAAATTTGATGCTAAATTGTCTGTAACTTGTTGGGATTGTGATTCTAATGAGCTACGCATATATGGCTGTGGAGCCATTTTGTAGCTTCCAAATTCTTGAACATTGGCTCTAGCATCGGATTGTATGCCAACTTCTTTAGTTCCGGTTTTCTTGTTTTGCCATTTCTTTTTGGCTAAAACATTACCAGGAGCTGTTGTAACTAAAGCCATAGCTACTTGCCCTTGGCGATAGTAGCGAGAACGCTTATCCTTGCTAGTTGGCTTTCTAGCCTCAATCCTAAGTGATTGAGATAAAGCCCCAGTATCTACTGGCGCTCTCATTCTAGCCATTTGCAAAACTGGTTTCATAGCCTGTCTGACACCGCTTACCAAGATTTTCTTTTGGTCTTTTTCGCCAAAGTCATCTTGCATTTCGGTAAAAACTTCTTCCAATTCCTTGAAACCTTCAAGTTGGAATAGTTTTTTTTCAGCCATGCTACTCTCCGTTTTTAATCATCTTTTGATATATGGCGTTATTTAATTTAACGACATAATCAACAACTTCTTCTGGAGATAGTTTATCCGCATGGAGCTTGGCTATTTCATAAGCCGTATTGATTCCAGCTATGCGCTGTTGTTGAAAGCCAAACCAATTCTTAACTCCTGAATTGGATTGGCTAATCAGAAAACCTAATAGATCATTGCTCGACTGTATCTGCATTTTCTTTTGTTTTCTTCGTATATTGTTTTGGTTCTTCTTTAACAACTACAGGATTAAATGGGTCATTGCCAGAAGCCAAACATTGAGCGATAGCATCGTCAATGTCGGCTCCTTCAAACACTTTCCCGTTGGCAAATTGAACTTTCATATAAGTTCCTTATTAAGTGTTGTTGCTCCAACCATATTGGTTGCCACGAGGATGAACAGTAAACACGCACTTAGCTTCTGCGCCAGGCTGAGCATCAATGTGGAACTGAGAAACACGACCATTGAAAGCGTAGTTAACAATGTCTGTACCATCAGTAGCAGAGATTACAAAAGTACGATCAATAGTGCCGTTGTAAGCATCGCCACGAATCAATAACAAATTAGCATCGCTTGGATTCCAAGCCGCTGTAATTGTCATAGAAGTAGGTGCAGACTGAGTAGGGATCTTGTCAGACTGACGGCTACCAGCGACCATGAATGAAGCAACTGCATCATCTTGACCAAAAGCTGGGATAGCCTCAACTGGAACGAGATTTCCAGAAACAGCAATAGCGGAAACACTTGCGTAAACAGAAAGATTCGCAACTGTCAAAGGTGTTGGAGTTGCGCTTGGTTGCATATATAACGATGCGCTAAACCCTGGTAGGACTTTATTTGGAAGTGCCATGATTAATTCCTTTAATTAAAAGTTAAGTAATTCTATCTTATTTAAGTTGGAATATCCAAGGTGCAATCCAAGATAATCTGGTGCATACCAATCGTATCGTCAAATGTATTATATAGCCACATCAAGTCAGCTTTAGCAATCCAAAATCCACTTGGACCGCCAAATTGACCCTGATAGCCATGTAATGCTTGGGCTATCTGATTCTCTATTGTAAATCCTTCTTCCAAGGTTTGGGAGAAAATAGAGATTTGGAAAACGGGGGTATCTATACCCTTTACCCTTTTGGGTCCCGTATAAACTGGTTGATGCACATTACGCAACTGCCAAGTAATAAACTTGGTTTGAGTTTTAACAAAGTTGCGGTTAAAAAGCGCATAAACAGGCACAGGAGCCACGATTGAGCTAAGTTGGGCTTGGATAGCCTGTGCGTAATTAAGTGCGTTATTTTGGCTCATACGGGGGCTGTAGGGTCATTTCTGTAGCATAAGAAAGTAACATTCATGCGATCATTAGATTCTATGCAGTCAGTAATACGATAATCATTGCCCCGCCATGTAACAGAATATAGATGTTGATTATCTACAATATGCTTCATATTGGGGGTGTAATTAAATGTCAAATCAGTTAAATCTGAATATATGCGATATTTCTCAGATATTCTTAAACTGTTATGAACATCCTTAACTCTAGCCCTAGTTTCAAACCAAGGAGTTATAGTTGTAGTCTGTTCCCCATAGGTGCTTGTCCCATTGGTTACATTATTAATTACAACATTCTCATACCGAGCTATGGACATTTATAGCACCAAAGGTTTATAAGGGCGCAATAATTGGGCTACTCCAAAAGGGATTTCATGGAGAACCGCCGCATTAGTGTTACTGCGGTTATTGTATAAATGGGTCAAAAGTAACAAGCCAGCCTGTTTAATTACTGGATATTGAGCTAATGGGTTTGCATTAGTCGTATAAGTAACTACGATTGGGTTGGTTCTTACTTGGCTTACTTCGCTTGGCATACCAGCATTTAAAACAACCTTATTGCCTGTAGCATCGTAATAGTAATCGGTTGGGGATAGTAGGGTAAATACTGATGGAGTGCTTCCATTCCAATATCCAACCGAATTAATTACAGTTCCAGCCGTATTTCTAAAGTCTTGAGATACCTCTGGCAAATCCAAGCACATCTGGGTTCCAGTAGTGTTTGTAGCGCCATAATAGACTTTATATTGAATTGGGAAAATGCTCATCCCCAAAAAATCCTCAATAGCCATGCGAGTAGCTAATTCCAAGCCTGTTAAATAGGTATCTTGGCTTTCATCTTGGAAAAGATTGAGCTGTTGAGTTATTTCCTCAAGAGTAAGCCATTGAGTTTGTATATCACGGCTTACTTGCTCTACTTTTTCGTAACTATAAGGGTTACGGGTACTTCCGAGGAAGGGACCCGCAACTAAATTATCTGCTGGCATGATTTACCTTATTAGGCTGGACCAACTAAACGAACACCCGCAAATACATCAAGAATTGTTGTAGCTACACGCTTTTCAGCAAATAGATAAATAAATCCTGGTGCTGTTTGCTCAAAACGCTTAAATGTCATTTGCTCATTATCAGCGATTGTTACAAAACGGCTAAAGTCTGCCAAGTAAACAGGGAACTTGCCAGCGCCAGTTACATCCATGTATGGGTTAGGGATAACACGATGACCAAAGATATAGAGAACTGCGCCGCCATCATCATCACCAACTTCCAAGAAGTTATTGGCAGAAGAAGAAGCCTTGAGTTTACGCAATGCGCCAATAGTAGTTGGGTGCATCATCCAGCAAGTAGTTTCTTTGAATAAATACTGAGCTGGGAGAGCCGCCATCAAGTTAGCTAAGTCATCATATACAACCGCTGTATTAGAGGCTTGTGCTACTTGCAATACTGTATGTAAACCATTAGTAATTGCAGAACCGCTAGTACCAAAAGCGGCGGCTACAGTAGAGCCAGGGTAGCTATTTAAGCCACGCAGACCAGAAGTTGCGCCATAAGCTGTAGTTGTAGAACCTGATTGGTCATTATTAAACATCATAGACTGAGCTTCAACTTGGCTAAATTCAAGAGCCAAATCAGCTACTAATGTTTCTTCTAAATAATTTACATCAGACAATACGGCAGTACGAACAGGCAATACTGCGTTTACTGCACGAATAGGGAGTTGCCAAAAAGATGTTGCTTGATTTGGAGAACCTTCATTCGTATTAATTGGATAACCCCAAGGGTTAGTTGTATCTTCTGAATTACCAGTTTTTACTACAAAGGCTTGGTCAGAAGAAGGGCAAACAATCTCCCTCGCAACCATGCGGAAAGGGTTTGCATAACGCAATGATGCAAAAGCATCATCATAAATTACACGACCACCAACACCCGAACCAGAACCAGTTAGTGCTGATGCTTCTTTTAGGCTTACTGTTGATTGACCTTCAACTAAGGCTTCTTTAATGGATTCGAGAATTAGGCTCATGTTTATATTCCAAATATGTTGAGAAAGGGGGGATTTCTCCCCCCATTCAATTAGGCGGCGTTAGCTGTGCCTGTAGAACGATAACGAATGATTGCAAATGGATCAACTGTAGAAGTTGCCAAACGCTTCTCACCATAGAATGTGATGAAGCCAGGCAATGTTTGATCGTAACGGCGCATAACCATATTCAAACGATCTACGATTGTATGACCACGAGTCCAATCACCAAAATACATTGGGAATAAGTTAGCCTTATCAACACCAGCGTATGTTGGAGTATCGAGATACTTGTTTACAACAACATCAAAGCCAAGCAACTGACCAACGATGCCATCTTCACGAGCCAAACCATCAACATAAATTGGGCGACCTTGATCGTCTGTCAAACCACGAATTGCTGAGAGCATGATTGGGTTAATCAAGAACTTAGCAGAAGAAGTCCAGTATTGTTGTGGCAAGCTGTAAATGAAGTTAATAACATCAGCATAAGTTACCAAGTTTGCAGAACCATTGCCGTTTGTAGTGGTTTGGTCATAAGTAGCCATAGAATTTAAGCCGCTTGTTGAGCCAGTACCGCTAGAACCGAAAGCCGCAGTAGTGATTTTGCCGCCAGCATAAACTGAAGCTGAACCTGGATACTGATTCAAGCCACGCAAGCCGTTAGTGCCACCATAGGTAACGCCTGGAACGCCAGAGTCGGTTTGATCGTTGTTTTGGATCATTGACTGAGCTTCAACTTGTGAGAACTCTGCCAACATATCGCTTACAACATTACCTTCCAAACCATCAATGTCATCCAAAGCCGCTGTACGGATAGGGAACTGGACATTCAAGTCTTGGAGAGTTAATTGCCAAATGTTTGTGTTCTCTGTTGTTGCAGAGCCGTTATTTTGGATTGTGTAACCCCAAGCCGCACCAGCGTTACCAACTTTTGCACGGAACTGATAAGTTGCACCATCAGTAGCAACATTACGAGATACGCCACGCAATGGGTTTAGCAAACGCAATGGAACGAATACTGGATCGTAGGCTGTACGACCACCAACACCAGCGCCAGAACCTGTCAATGCAGATGCTTCTTTGATGTATGCGTCATATTGACCAGCATCTTCAAACATCTTGAGTTCTTTTTCAACGCCACGAGCAGACTTGTAAAAATCTTTTAATTGCTCTTTTACAGAACGATTAACTTCTTGGCTAATTGTTTTGTAAGTTTTGATTACTGGAGTTGCGCCCATTTCGCTTACTTTGGCTTCCAAAGCGGCTACTTTTTCTGCAAATTCAGCTTTAGCTTCTTCAACTTTAGCTACTGTTTCGGTTTTTACTTCTTCGATTTTGGCTAAGTTAGCCTGTTCGATAGCATCAACCTTTTCAATGATTTTTTCTACGGACATGATAATTCCTTTTAAATGCGTTTAGATAATGCTTTCAACAATTCTCTTTCCTCTAGGGCTTTGAGAAGTGCATCAGCTTCATTTACCACCGCTTCAGGCTCACCCTGTTGTGGGGCTTCTTTAATAACTTCCTTAACTGCATCACGCTGTTCAAGGATTTTCTTAAAGACAGAAGATGCGGTGGTCGCACCTTTCTTGGAAAGACCAGCATCACGCAAGGCTTCCTCAACTACACGAGGATTTAAATGCCCATCGGCATCAAAGCACTCTAATTTCATAACTTCAGCGGCTGGATTATTAGGGTACATAACTACGCTAATTTCACGCAAACCACCTTTAGTAATTTGGAAATAGGCTTCTTCTGTATCTTCTTCTACCGGATTGCCATCAGCATCAACCATTTGAGCTTCATCGGCATAAGCGCCTACAGAAACACCGCCAAATAAATTTGGAGATTTCTTTAAAATAGAATAAACATCAGAACCAGCAACAGTTTCCATAAACAAATGACCTTTAGCGGTCATACCTTCTTCGTCAAAGGAAACTTCATCCCATTGACCAATCGGCATACCCATATCATTATGATTTAGAAACATTGGCATTGGCTTGCCAGCATTGGCAAACTCATCAGCCCATTGAGCAAAGCCCTCTGGCTGATAATTAAATTTGCGCCCATCAGCGCCTTCTCTTGCGCCCCAAGTAGTGGCACGAGCTTCAATTTTTCCGCTAGGATTTTGTGCTTCGTCTGCGCTTTGTCCCAGTTGAACTTTTGCTTCGCAAACTAGAAGTAGATTTTTCATTGATAACCCCATTGTTAATAGCCTGATTATTATCCTGTATTTTCGGGGGTTTCACTACCTTTTTTGGTAGTTTAACATTACTTTCCTTAATCTGTAAATTAAGCAAGTCCAAAATCTTATTTAATATTGTCATTATTTACCTATATTCATTTTTCGTTTTTGATTACCGCCACCGCCGCCAGTATCTTGTGGAGAGCTTCCTGGCATTGTTTCTTGTGGAGCTGACTTGGATTCTAATTCATCTGCGCCATCTAATTTAGGCATATTTAAATATTCACGAGCTTCATTTGGGGTCATAATGCCAGCGCCTACGCCAGCACTAGCAAAGTTCATTTGATCTAATGGTGCGCCCTTTAAAAACTCTTTGGTATCGAATCTAATACAAAGATTTGGATAGCCTTTTAATAAATGCTGATTGAGCTTTTGCTCTATATTGATAATCATAGGGTACATACAGCTCTTATAGAACTCATCCATCATGGTTTGAGTATTGTTATATTTTTGGTCGGCAATTCCTACCATTGCGGGTGGAACGCCAAACAAACCGCATAAACGCTTCATTGTTTGATTTTTTAGCTCCCGGCAATCAGCATCCTGAAGGGTCAGCATATCTAAAGGCTGATATTTCATACCTTGATCCAAAAGCATACCCTGTCCTGGCTTGCTTAAATCGCTAGTTTTTGAGCCTGTCATAGAAGCCCAAGCCTCTTTTAAACGAGCCGCAATTTCTTTATATTTGGCATCTGGGATAACCTGATCGGTTACAAACATACCAGTAGGCTTTGCGCCATTTTGCATAATAAAGTTAGCGTAAAGATCAATATCTTGATCTAAAGCCACTAATTCTGTAGCTAAAATACCTTTATTGAAGCCAGCAGAACCTTGCCATGCGGCTTCAGAAATGTGCATTACTTGATGTGCCGCTAATAACTCATCTTTGTTAAAGCCATAAGAAGGAGTAGATAATCTATAGGCTGGATAACGAGTTTCTGTAATTTGAGTAGTAATTAAAGTTGAATCTAAGTTATACATCTCTAATGGAGTGGACATTGAGTCTTTTTGGTCTTTTCTCCACCATAAAGTGAATGTTTCACCAGCAAGGTCTTGCCACATTGACCATTGATACCAAAATTCGTAGGAAGATTGAAAGTTATTAGGCGTATAAAGCAAATTCAATACTTGCTTGGCTTTGGCTTTATCTCTTGTGCCGATTGCATCAGAAGTAAGCGCATCTACCAATGTGCCATCAGGCAACTTTGCATATACGGCTTTTGGAAGCTGGGCTAATGCTCTAGCTTTAACACCTACACAGCTCATAACAGTAGAATTTCGGCTTAAAACCGACATATCTACAGTTCTGCCAGCGGAAGTAACGCTAGATGTAGTTACATATAATAACTGCATCCCCGTTGTTTGTTTGCCATCATTACCCTGGTAAACAATATTATTACCTAGCTGAGTTTGTCCAAATAGCGTATTGGATTCTTTTTGTGTCGCTTTTTTGCCTCTGAAAATATCCAATAAAGCCATGTTTTTCTCCTAGAATTTAACTAATTCTATACTAAAACGATCTAAATCCAAAGCTGTTTGAAGTATATGGATTATCAAGGGCGCAATGGAAAGCTATAATCATGGCAATAATGCCATCCACCTTTGCGGCTTTATCTGCTTCATTTTTGCGAACTTTAATATTGCCATTAACATCTGTATAGACTTCGCAGTTACCAAGTTGCCATCCAATAAACGGGTTGCCATTATGTTTGATACTTTTCCCCATAATCATTTTCTCAACAAACTTGGAAGGATTATTTAAAACTGCCATACCTTGTCCAACTTTTTTTACAGGGATACCAGCATCATGCAAACGAGCAACCAAACTAGCCGCATTGTAAGCATCGTAGCCTACCTCTTTTACATTATATTTTTCGGCTTGCAATTTGATAAATTCACCGACTTCCCGATCATCCATAACATTGCCTTCGGTCAGCTTGAGGATGCCGCTATCAATGGCGCACCTAAAAATGTCTTGATAATGCTTGGGGACTAAATCAAATCCTTCTTCCGGAAGGAAGAATTGGAACTCAACCTCATAGTCATGGTCATTAAATCGCTTTAAGGTACAAACTGCGTTCAAGTCCCTTGTTGCCGCCAAGTCAAATCCAATAAATACAGCCTCTGGCTCTCTTTCTTCGGTAATTAAGCATACAGGGTCATCCCAATATGCCCTATCAATCCAGGCGGTATTGGCACTAACAAATATGTTAAGAGTCTTACATAAGAACTCATTTAGAGTAGCTGGCTTATGTTTGGCTTCTTCTGCCCTATCTTTGATGGCATCCTCAAATACGCTAATGCCGTGCATAGGATTGGCTTTTGCCCAGTTTACGGGGTCTTTCCAATCGTCTTGCAAATCCATGCCGTAGAGCAAACCGAACCATCTAGGGTTATCCCCTACATCCCCATTAAGGATGGATTCCAGCATTTGCATATCTTCAAAAAATTTGGTGTCTTTAGAAAAGCTGGCGGTAGTAATGTAAATACGCAATGGATTCTTACGAGCAACCATACCTGAGTGCAAAACCTCAATAGAGTTGCGATCAGAAATAGCGGCGGCTTCATCCACGATTACGCAAGATGGGTTTTTACCATCTCCCGTTTTCTTTGTATCTCGGCTAAGTGCCTTAAACATGGATTGGGAATCACCAGCTTTTTTAATTTCGTATTTGCTGATGTTGAACTGGGAAGCCAGCTCCGCATCCATATTCTCAATAAACCCTTTTGCGGCATCGAAAACAATGGAAGCCTGTTCCCTGTTAGTTGCTAGAGTAAAGACCTCGGAGCCAGCTTCTCCACATAGTAGCTCATATAACGCAATGATAGATGTTAGCGTTGACTTACCAGCTTTGCGGGGAATAAATAAAATGACATCCCTAACCATCCGATCTTCATGGTTCTTCTTAGACCTAAACCCATAAATGGCGCAGATAAATAGAATCTGAAAAGGCTCTAGGACTACAGGCTTTCCGGCATCCGGTCCCTTGGTATGTCGCAAAGTAGAAGCAAAGTTAAGCACATGGCTTGGATAGTCTGGGTCAAACTCCCATTCCCATTCTTTATTTTCTAGTTGGTTCAAAAACCTTTGGCAAGCTAACTTTACATTACGGCAGACATTAATCTCACCTTTGGCTACGCTAACTGCGTATAGAACCCCATCTTGCCAATCCATCAACCTTTGGGTCCTCTCAAGAATTTAGCTACTTGGGTGTTTTCTTGAACCTTGCTAGATGATAGTCTGCTTCTAGGTGTTAACCCTAATTCATTCATTAACAGGATGATCTTGGCTAATGTCTTTTCCCGGATAGCTACGGCTGGGGCTGGACCCATAGTTTTGCCATCATTGTATTCAGCAATAATTCCATCTGTGATTATTCGGCGGTTACATTCAATGTATAGGTCCATCTGGTCAGCCAGCATAGTAATCGTATGTTTGTCCTGGTCGTTACCGATACCATAGGTTGCGTAGAGAAAGTCTGCGGTTTCCATAATGAACTGGCGCTTGTCCCACGCATCAGGGTTATCCAACCATTCAGCGGGTGGAATCCTTTTGCGTAAGTTTTCAGGAATCAAAACCCCTTGGTTCTGTCCCTTGGTTCCTTGAACGATGTGTAACTCTGGCGGTAATTTATTTTGCATAGTCGGTTCTTCCCGTATGTATTTTACAACACCCCCCTCCAAAACTTCTTTTACAGAAGATTGGG